TTCCTATGGAAGAGAGACGAGGTCCCAGAGTACACTCTGAAGGAAGATGCAATCTTTTCTTCAAGAATTGAACTAATGCCCGAACAAGGGTGGAAGTGTCGCACAATCACACTGTCAGAACTGGCAGCAATAATTGTGTGTAGCACAGCAAGAGACTTCTGTATGGAGGTCCTGCTCTCTGATCAAATAAATAAGATCGGTTTGCAGAGCCCTGCGAAGTTGTGGAACCTTATTAACGAGTACAATGGCAAGCCAAGATTGTCCGTTATTAAGAAGTTTTGCCTCAGCGTGGATCTAACCACCGCAACAGACTCTTTTCCCCGACCTGTAATCAAACAGACCTTGAATGGGTTCTTCCGAGCCGCAGATTTCAAAGACAAAACGTTTATGAGATTTGCATTCGACATAGCGCTGTCTGACAGACAGTTCTACTACAACAACAATGCGTATGAAGCACCGGTAGTTCACCGATGCGGCATCATGATGGGTGAGATGCTTTCAGGAGTATTTCTGAATGTGACAACGTACACAGTACGGTGCATCTTACCTGAATGGCATAAATTCTGCATGGCCACTTTAAAGGCCGGAGGACTTCAGATTGAAAAGACGCTTAAGCGATCGACAAAGAATGACGACTGCACAGGCTTCTTACTCTCACACTTTGAGAGAATCCAAGGGTTCTTAAACGGGTGGGCGGTGAAATACATCACCGCACCACCAGACGATTCAACACAAGCTGGCGACGACATGGTAGGTTACCATGACGAGGATGTCGGCTTGTCTGCTCGACTACTATATTTGGTTTTCGAGTCTCAACCTAGCGAACGTACCTGGTACTGTTCCGAATACTTCGGAACATTTACCGAGGAATCATGCATCCGCGACATCGAAGATCAAAGGCCAACAATGATGGACCTCGCACCTAAGAAGAAAGTCATTAATGACGTTACAACTTGGGAGAGGGTAGAGCTAGCTCTTCCCAGAGGAAAACCATGGTTGCCTATCGATGCGATTAAGGCAAGAATGTTTCAACAGTACAGTGATGGAACCGGTAATACCATACTTGGTCATTTGTCCGGAATCACAAAAGTCTGTAATTATATCAAGAATGATCTCAAAGATGAGGAGCATTACGAGAGAGTAGTGTATCTTTGTGACAAGATCGTCAACCAAGACATGAGACTCCGTGGAGTGATTAAATCATTCGAAGTGCCAATTGGTCTTTCATCAGCCTATGGGGGAATAAACCACCCGGTAGGACTGAGGACTAATTACTTGTCGAGTCTTTCAGAAAGACAACAAAGAAATGTAGGAACGTTAATGTCAATGGATGTTGTGGATTTATTCACCTTCACCTATGACACCCCTGATGGCGTCGATGAAGAAATCATCAAAGCCGAAGTTAGGGCGTTCTTGAATTATGTAAACGAAAGGTCGATTGTCCTACCCTATAGCAAGGTAACTGAATTAGCAACTCAGTATGCTACAGGTGAGGAAGTTATCCCACCGCCCGAAGGCAGTGAAGACCAACCCACAACCATTAAGGTTCGTGAACCGATTACTTGGTTTGCGCCCACGAAGAAGATTATAAATAACATTGCTACGCGGAACCTAAAGTTGGTGTCGTTAGCGGGTGCTGTCAGCACACTAAAGGCTTCTCTGAACTTCAGAGCAATTCTAAAG